GGAATTGTCTGTTGGCCAGTTGATTTCTTCTTGTTTAATCCACTTGAAATGACATTCATCATAAAATCAATATCTGCTTCGAATGTCTCTTCTCTGAATTCTTCAAGTGACTGACCTGCATCGTTTGCCCATTCATTTACAGTAGTTGTCTTGTTTTGTTGTGTAGCAGTTGCTAAAGCCTGATCCTCTGCTGCCTCAGCATTCTCGTCTGCTGTAGTTTCTGCGGCACCACTATCTGGTGGATTTGCTTCAGCAACTTCTTCTTTATGACCAGCACCTGCTAATTTTTTCAATTCTTCAAGGTCTGTTTCTGCAACTTGTTCAAGTCTTTGGTCATCTGTTTCTACTTCATCGACCATTTCTGCACTTTCATCACATCCACAATCTGCTTGGCCACATGCTTCACATGGCTCATCATGTCCGTGTTCTTCATGACCTTCTTCAGAACCTTCTTCACTCTCATAATCTTGGGCTTCTGAACCCTGCTCCATGCCGGCTATTTTCTTCATCAAACCCATCATACCGTCATGATCACCGACTACTTTGATGCCACCATGATCTACACTTGAATCACCTTCGGGTGCGCCATAGTTGCTTGCAGGACCACCGTCACCAAACAATCCTAAACCGGCTTGTTTAATGAAACTTAATAATTGTTCTGCTTCACCGTCTTGTGCTGATACACTTACTGTGTCAGGCATTCCTTGTTGACCCTTACTGATAGAAACACTCATGCCTTCAGTAACTTCTTCACTCTCTGTTAAGAGGGCATTAAGTTGATTATCAAGTGCTTCAAATGCAAACGCACCCTCTTCTTCCAATGAACTAGTATCTGTAAATGTCTTACCACCTACAGTAAATTTTTCACCTTTATCTGCTTTTGCTAATGCACCTGTAAATGCATTACCTTCTTCCATATCATCTTCCATAGCAGGTTGTGCTACTGCTTGTTGAGCCATACCACCTGTTGTTGCTGGTGGAGTTGCTGGTGCACCAGGTACTCCTGTTTCTCCTACTAAGCCCTGTACAGGCATAACACCATAGCACTCATCAAGACCTTCTTTGAAGCCCTCATGATAGCAACGTGCTTCATCCATATCTTCGTAACGGCAATTGTATCCCTCTTTAGCGAGAGCGTGTGCCTTACCTAAAAGTCTTGCGGCTGTATGTTTATGCATGCTTTCATTTACCTTCTTTTTCTTTTTATCGTCGGCAGCCTTTTTCATTGTTTCTTTCTTATTGCCATCTTTATCTAAATCAATATAATCTGGCTTTGCTGCCTCTTCAACTTTTTCCATGTCCTTAGTAACTTTCTTACCCATCTTTTCAGCCTTATGATCTTTCTTCATGGCTTTCTTATCTTCTTTGGCTTCGAATGTTGACTGACTACGACCTGCGCCTAAACCTGCGCCCATATCAACTTGGTCGCTAGGAATATCTGCTTCCTTCAATTTACCTAATGTCTTAGCAAGTTGTGCTTGCTTTTCTGTCTTAGCAGGAAACTTATCTTTGTTTGCTAATACTTTGCTTGCAAATGCTGAAGTTGACATACCATGTGACTTTGCTTTCTTAGTAAAAGCACCTGGATGCTTAACTGCTTTTTGAATCCACTTATCGCCACCTTCTTCTGCCATCTCTTCTTTACCAGTCATTGTGACTTCGCCTTTTGCTACTGAACCTTGCAATGCTTTAATTTTGTCAGCAGGACCTGTTGCTACAACTTTATTGCTTGCAGGGTCAACTAATTGAGTTGCACCTGGTAATGGCTTGACAGCAAGATTTTGACCTGTTGCCTCTTCAAGCATTTTCTTATCCATTGCTTCAAACCAATCTTTGAGTGTGTGTTTCTTACCAGGAAGTTTATCAAGTTCTTTACTCTTCTTTGGCTTGTTACCAATCATAAAGTCTTGTAACTTCTTAGCGTTATCATATTTCTTAACTTCGCCTGAATCATCAGCACCCTTTTTAGGACGACCACGACCACGCTTTGCCGCTGGCTCTTTCTTATCGTCTTTCTTTTCTTCACCTTCTTCATCAGTATCGTACTTACGACCATAACCACCTGGGTCAGCCTTGTGTACACGACCTTTATCAGTCTCTTTAGTTGCTTCTGAAAGAAGGCTTAGTTTGTCTAACATATCTTTGAAATTCATTTTGTTGGTCCTCTAAATTAAGCCATTGCGCCAGTCTTTGGCTTAGGCGGTCTTGAAATCTTACTCATTGGGCTATCAGGAAAAGTCTTATCATCCAAATAAGGTTTGAATGGATCAAAAGCACTAGGTGTTTTCTTAGCATCAAATTGCATTTTCATCTTACTATCTTTAGTCTGAGTCTTAATGCTCTTTAAATAACTATCACCATATGCCTTGCTTGCTTCTTTAGCACCTGCTTCCTGTTCTAACTTCTCATGTGTTAGTACAGGGCTATGTGACATTTGATTCTCATATCCTTCAACTTCTTTGTTAATGCTATCGTTATACTTGCTATCGATAACACGAACCATATCAACATTATAGCCTAACAATTGTGCCATCTGCTGAATCATAGGTTCTGTTGCTGGATATCTGAAATTAGCCTTAATGATTGTAATTGGTTGATTTGAAACATTAGGAAAACCATATGGATCCTTTTGTATTGGAGTCGTTGTAGGCTCGCTAATATCGATAGGGTCAAATTTCTTCAAGTTGTACTTGAACATATCTAACCAATTCTTATCAACTTCACCAGCAATTTTAATGGTGTAGTTATAAGTCTTTACGCTTTCAGTAATGTATTGTTTAAGGCTTTTCATAATAGATTCCCGTGTCTAATATTTATCATTATTGTTGATTTTTACCGTTCAGTATTTTAAGCAATTCGTTACGGTCTAGTGCTTGGCCAGCACCTAAAGGTACGTTTTCTACCTCTTTGTCTTTGTCAGCAGACTTAGCATCTAGTGCGGCCTTTTTTAATTGAAGTTCAATCATCTTCAATTTCTTATTAAGTTTAGCAGTTTTAGCAGTAATAGCATGACCCAACATTGTCCCTGCTACGCCAAATATTTCAGCACTGAATCTGCTATCAACTTGCATGCCTAAATCCATTAGGTCTTTATAACTACTAGTTGCCAAATCAGTTAATTCATCCATTTCTGAATCTGCCGCATCAAGTCCTCTTACTTGGGGCAACGCATTCTCTATCTTTTCTAAATTAGTATATGCTTCTTTAGTAATGCCTTCTACCAACGGAGCCTGCAACTCATTAACCGATTCGGTTTCTGTAGTTGGAAGGTCAAAGAGTTCTTGTAGTTTTTTAGTCATACCGTTATTTAGTTACCTTTTCTTACCTTGATAGAAAAGGTCATCTTCAGTTATAACTCTAAACGTATATCCTTGACTCTTGCAATATGCCATAGCAGCCGCCCATTTAGCGTGATTGATTGCTACGACCATTCTATCTCTAGCACTAGCCACTCTACTTTCTATAAGACTTTCTTTTTTGGGTTTAATCTCTACTACTTCTGCTATCTTTTTCCCGAACTTATTTTCATACACAACGAAAAAGTCAGGAACATAATTTGTGATCTTACCTGTTATAGGATGCTTGTATGGTATACGCATTGCTTCGCTAGCCCAATACAATACGTTCTTGTGTGAATCACAGAACGTCATAAATGTTAATTCCCAACCCGAACGGTATTTAGGATTATGTTTTCCTATGTACTTGTGTGGATTCTTAGGTGTATATAAACCCTGTGCCCATTTAGCCATTTCATAAAACTACGTTACGGGCTACACTTTGATTTGGTTTAGGAACTATTCCTATACCGTATAGTGATGTTTTAGATTTGAATCCGTTTAGATAATAACAAAGAGTTTGATTCATTTCTAACTTGTTCTTAGAACCCTGCACTGCTTCTAATAATGTAATGACTGGTATCCCTGCCTCTTGTGCTACTCTAAAGAATACTGCTGTAAAGTTTTCAGCAATGTTTTTTGTTTCACATATGCCCAAAAAGTATGAGTATACCAAATCAAACTCAGAAGCATTTACGCTTAAGTTTGTTGAATAGAATGAATCAAATATTCTTACGGTCTGATCCAAATCGGTTCTGTTATCTATAATTTTTCCCATAACAATATTTATCTGCTAGTTAAGCACCGGTTCCCGAACCTGGGGGAGTGGTTGTCATATTGCCTGCAACAGGCTCTTTAGATATTGTAGTTGGTTTAGTTAATGCACCAACTGGGGGAGCACCAGCAGTTCCTAATACGTTTGGTGTTGCACCTGGTATTGGGAAGTTGAACATGGTGTTTCTTGTTGGTGATGTTAGTGGAGATCCTTTTGGAATACCCCTTAAATACTGAATAAAGATTTGCTCTAATTCTGTTTTTGTTTGTTGTTTTAAATTAAGATTCTTATTACCATAATATAATCTAGACATATTAATTACATCAACTAATGTTACTTGATTGTTTCTGGCCTTTTCAATGAAACCACCAATAGTATCAATGATACCGTTCTTACCAAACACGTTACTATTAGATCCAGGTCTTGATATAGGACTAAGTTTTCTGTCGTAGTTTTGTTCTAGACCAAATCCCTTAACAATGTCGCTAGGTGAGTTGCCATCTAATGCACCGTAATTATATACTACGGTTTCATAATCTATAGTCATTGCATTTTGCATTACACCTGCATTTTCAGCATAGTTGTAAGTATCATGTGAGAATGATGTTATGATTGGATTTATTAGTGTATACGCTGTAAAGTTATGCTGATAAAAACCAAATATATTAATTGTTCTAAAGAACGCAGGTTTAGTAGGTGCTGCATCGGATTTTGGTGCTCTTGTTTCACCTATATAACCCCAATCATCATTGCCGCTAATTGAATTAATATATTGTGTTCTTACATTATATTGTGTGTCGCCACCTGTTACAGCACCTCCCCTTACCCCTCTGAATAAATCGATATCAGGTTTTGTGCCGTCTTTATAATAATATGTGTAATATGCTTCCCAAAGTTTTGTTATTGTACTTGCGTTATCATCATGAAAATTTATACTAACAGGATCATACTTAATTTTAGTTTGTACAATACGTTTACGATTGTATTGATTAAGTTGTAGTGTATTAAAATTATATGCAGGTAGTTTAACGTCTTTGACTAATAAACCAAAATTGGTACCAGTACCGAGACCAACAGGATAAGCCTCGGTATTGATATCAAAATAAACGTGGAATAAAAACTTTAACTTAGGAGCATTCTGATATAGATTGGTCCTAAAAGTTTTACTTGCGTGGGAGAAGTCTCTAAGGTAATCGTTGCCGAAGAAACCTCCGGCAACGTCCCTAAGAAAGTTTGACAATTGCGCCATGTAATAATCCTAAAGATTATTACGCGCCAACGCCAGATGCCAAATCGCCTAATGTTCTTCCGATTGCGGAACCAACACCAGAGCCTAATGGAGCCTGAACAGCGTTGTCATAAGCAATGCTTAATGCGATTGTTACGGCATCATTTGTACCATAGTTTAGAGTATTGTAGTTTGCACCTTTAAGGAAGCAACCATACAATTCCCAAGTCTCTAGTACTCTTGGTGCGGCTGTACCATTACCACCATCAAGAATTTCGATGTTAGTTTGGAATTTATAATCATTACCTGCTGATGCAGATGCTTGTTCAACAAAGTCCAATTGCTTCTGTAATTGTTGACCAACAGCCTTAGATACTGTGCCGCTTGCATCATCACGGATATTGATACTCATATCAGCCCATGTATGCTTACCTGCAAGTTTAATTGTTGAGTTGTAAACTTGCAATGGAATTTCAGCAAACGTTAAGTTTGGACGTGAGCAATCAATTACTTGTTTAGTTAGTGCGAGGCCACCTGTAGCATCAACTCCAAAGTTACTGAAAATAACTCTAAAGCGATACTGTAGTTTTGGCATTAACAAGCCTTGGTTACCAGTTCCTCCGTCGGAACCAGAAACTGACATGTTGATTAGTGATTGTGAGGCTACTGCCATTTTTTAATCTCCTGTTATCTTTTATTTATCTCATTTTGATTGGGTGCCGAAGCACCCAATCTATCTTACTGCTTATAGTTCACCAGTGTTGTATATACGTACAGGGATGTAGATAAACTCAGCAGCCTTGACTGGTTCAAGAGCAACGTCAATCCACAATTCATTACGATCTATTCTAGCAGGTGTATTGTTTGAATCATCGCACACTACTAGATAATCATAGATGCCTCGTTTTGCAACTAGATCCAAGAACAATGTATCAACAACACCTGAAATTTCAGTTCTTGTTAATGCATCATTTGGTTCGAATACGAACGGTCTTGCCGCAATTGTCAACTGTCTACGTACATATGCTACAAGTCTTGCAACGTTAATTCTATCAAGTGCTGATAGACTATTGAAACTTGACTTGTTACCATAGTTTAACAATCCATTTCCTGTAAAGAATACAAGAGGATTGATGAAGTTTGTATACAATACATCACGTATACCTACTCTTGTGCGTGTTGTTACAAACTCGCCAGTAGCACTATCAACATAACCAATGTTAGTTGCGTTATCAATTAGACCACGGCGTGTACCTGCTGGTGCTAACCAAGGATAAGCGATAGTGTCATTTCTTAAGAATGTTCTAATCATCATGTGTGATGGGGGAACTGCTACTAGATTACCATTAACTGGTTCTGGAGCAATACCACTTGGATAGAACAATCCCATGTAAGTGCTACGTGTTACGCAACCATCTTCACCTGTGCTTGTTGCACCTGCGGCGTTAGTTGCCCATGCTTGAATTGCAGTAGCATTATCTGGGAGACGCATTGGTGTGTCACCGATAATGAATGCAGTATCACCTCTATCAGCATTCAATACAACCATGTTAGGTTGTAGTTCAGGATAGTTAGGTGTTGCCATCAAGTTGAAGAATTGATCCTCATCACGAATATCTGTGTTAGTATCAATTGCTACACGTAATGCTTGTACAACCATTGCTCTCTGAGCCTTACGACCCATGTAAGGAGCGCCATTTGATTGCAAGCCACTTGCTGATACCCATGCATCCTTCTGTGTTGGAAGAACTGCATCAGGGAATCTGTCGTTGTTAAAGTAGTTTACGTTATACTGTTTAACATTATAACCTGAACGGCGTGTGTTAAACAACAATATACCTGTTGGGTATAGTGTTGGCTCAGGTGCGTCTAAGTCTAAGTAGTCGCTGGTTAATAAACTTACGATACTTGGAATTGGATCATCTGCTGGGTTAGTTGTACCATTTGGTGCCCAACGTGCATCAGCAAATAAAACACCACTTGAACCGATGTTATCAGTATTATCAATTCTTACCCACTTGTCAGTGAGATCAACACTCTGCCAACGATAAATTACTGGATAATTTTCGAGATCAACCGTGCTAATCCAAAGATCACCATAAACAAGTGCTGTACCATCAGATTGTGTTGTTGGCTCACTTGCACTTACGATTGGACCTGCTGGGTCTGTTGCGTTAGGAATTGATGATGATGGGAAACCATTGTAGTCATAACCAATGTTCTGATAACCATACCAGTCACCATTGAAGTTAGTCATAATGTCTACTTGGTTAACTACGCTGTAGAACCAGTTAGTACCATTTGCAGGTGCTGCTACTGGAGCGCCTTCATTTGCTGTGTAGTCTAATGGATACCAGTTACTTAACATTGTAGTGTATGGTGCACCTGAACCCTGACCTGAAATATATGACACTTCAAGTACTTGTCCGCCTACGCCAACTGCTGTCACAATTACTGTTAAATTGTTGCCAGGAGTTGCACCGCCCATGTCTACACCATTAAATGTTACTTCGTCACCTACTGCATAACCTGATCCGCCATTTGGAATGACAGTTGGGTTAACACTATAAACTTGATGATCATTAGTTACAGTAATTTGTAAACTTGTACCAACACCAGTTGTTGATGCTTGTACTGGAGTATGTGTAATCTCAGACCATGGACCATATTTTACACCATATGGTGTACCACCTGCAGTAAATCCTGCCGCACTCATCAAACCACTTGATGTGCCTTTACCAGAGCCAGTCTGAATAATATCATTAATGATAATTACTCCGCCCTCAGTATGACTAATCTGTAATGCACCTGAATCAGTTACACTACATGTAGTGAATGGTACGCCGGCTGCTGACCATGCTGTTACGAAATCAGTAGCATCAGTATTATCTGCCAAATTGAAAGTATATGTACTTGACAAACTATTGCTGCCAGGTAATGATACTTGAATCAATGCAGTGTATGGACCTGCTGTAAAGTTTGGCGATGTGTTAGTGCCAGTAACTACAGTTGGACCTTCTGCGATTCTTTCCCATAAGTAAACTGGGCCTTGATTATATTCACCGTTAAAATTATACTGTGCGTAAATTGCACCTGCTGGGATCGCTTGTCCACCTGTTGCATCTAGTGATGCAATAACTGCCCAGTCGCTTTGTGACAATGTGATTGTCTTTGGCAACCATGCTTTTGTTAAATCGTTCCAAACGCTTACTACTGGTAGTAAACCGCCACCTGTGCTACCAACCTTAAACCAAACTGAACCAGTTGGTCTTGGGTAAGTCTGACTTGACTGCCATAATGGTTGTTGTGCTGAAGTACCATATGCAAATCCAGGCTGATAATATGTGCCTGCAGTTACACCTAAGTCTGCTAACAATGTACCTGTACCTGAAAGTGTCAAGTAGTAAGGTACTGTTGGGTCGATACCACCGTCACCTGCTGTTTGTTTACTGAAAAGATTCATCTTTCCTGACTGTACAGAAGCAGATAGGTATGTCCAACCTAATGAGTTAATATCATTCACCAAAACTGATAATACGTTGTTTGGTACTGGCTGAACTGTGATAGTTGCATTGTTATCACCGCTCATGTTGATAGTAATTGTATCGCCAGGTGTTAATGTTGGGTTAGAATTAGTTGCTTGAACTGTTGGCCATGCACCTAACCAATCACCGCCTCCTACTGGAACCCATGTATTATTTGGTGCTTTGTAGAAGAATTCATTCGCTGTTACGTTTGATGGTCTTGCGGCATCATTATATACTGTGTTAACAGCATAATCACCGATCTGACCAAGTGATGCTACTGGGGCACTACCTGAAATTAATGCTGAATCACTAATTACGATAGGAGTTTGTACTACAAACTGACCAGTTGTTGCATTGAATTCATAGATACCCCATGTAGATGTGGTAGTATCTAACCAATATGTTCCGTCTGCTGGATCGCCTGTTGGACGACCAGTAGAACCAACTAAACTTGCTAAATCAATGTCTGCTCTCATCGTATATACAGTATTGGTTGCGCCCAATGCTGAATATGCGGCAAGCAAACCATACTCGTTCAATTCGTAGCCCTGAATAGGAGTACCATTTGAAGTTGTATAGAAGAAAGGATTACCATACAATGCAACCAAGTCACGTTGACTTGTAACTCTGTAGAGTTTATTAGCGTTAGCCGCAGTTGTACCTGGTGCTACTCTAGTGCTTGTAGGGTCTGCCTTATTCTGCGCTGTTGCTAACAGAATGAATGGAATTGAGTTTGTTGGCGCTGGAAGATATTGAGCTTGGTCAATGATTGTTACTTCTACGCCAGGAGATGCTAGTGCCATGTTATGTTTCCTTTATTGTAAAATTATGAGGTTTACCACCTGTGTTACATATTATTATTTATTAAAATAACCAAAAAACTATGGATTACCGTACCTTCGAAGGTTATAAATACTTCATGTCTATTAAAAGACCCATATGCAAATCTTGTAATAAAAACCTGTGTGCAATTAACTACGTCCGAATAGGAATCACGCATTACAGAAGTATTTGCGACCAATGTGGTAGGAAGAAAACAAAACAGAAACCCCGCATCTTTAACTGGGAAAAGGCAGGATACAAGAAAAAACCCACATGTGATATATGTGGGTTTAAAAGTCTATATCCAACTCAAATGACCGTCTTTCATATAGATGGCAATCTGAAAAATGTTGAATACAGTAATCTGCGTAGTATATGTCTAAACTGTGTTGAGGTAGTGAAAAAGAAAGAAGTTACTTGGAAGCGAGGGGACTTACAGGTTGATTATTGAGTCAATCCTGCTATGTAACTGGTCTATAGTACCGTTATTATCTACATAATAATCGTAGTCTAGTCCAACACTACTATATTCACTGGCATGAACATTAAACGATTCTAATACGTTTATTGCTTCTTTATACCCAGGGCTATAATAACCTTTACTGAATTCTACGGCTGCATTGTACCAGTCTGGATTTGGTCCTCTTGATACTCTAATGGTTACTCCCCCGGCACGTTTGATAGATTTTAATTCATTAGGGAATCTACAGTCACTAATAACAATATCATTTTTAGTTTCTCGTAATTTGTTCTCAATGCTAGCAATCCATATATCATCATGGAATGCTCTGCGTCCTACTTCCGTACCCCAGTGTTGAAGTACCCATCTAGGTGTTAAATGTGGAATATCTAATCTATCTGCCCACCACGGGTCAATTTGGTCGCGCCACTCTCTGCTATGCTTTGTGTTACCCTCTAGCAATTCACGATCCCAATTGAAGATTGCGGCAACAGCGTCCTTAAGTGGACCTGCGTAACTCATACGCTGGAACCCTTTAAATCTTATTAGATAATCTGCAACAGTGTCTTTTCCACTACCAATGAAACCTGAAATTCCTACAATCAATTTAGTCCCCTAAATTATTAGTATAAATGAAAAAGATAAAAAAGTCAATACTTTTAATCCCAAAAGTTGTTTTTTTCTAACGACAACAAATAACCAGCATGGCCTCCTAGACTAAACACCGTTGTTACGTCATCCTTAGTCATTTGTTTTAATGGTGGGCAACCCTTATATAAATCTTCCCATAGTTGATTTCCTAATTTAACCCAAAGAGCATAATTGTGTTCTATATCTTTAAATATCCTATCTTCAAACTTTGTCATGTTTTCTAAGAAACTACATGTTCTTTCATACGCTATTTTAGGATAGTAATTTTGTTGATTGATATCCGTAAATTTAGTTGCAATCTTATTTGGATGTGATGTGTATTCTAAAAATGTTTTGAATCCTAAATTTTCTAAAATAGAATATGAGAAGTCAGACTCAGAACATGATATAAAAGGTTTCTTAGATAGAATAGGTTTCCATGTCTTTTCTGAAAAAGTCATAGTTTCGTTATTTCTAATTTCTGCAGGTGTTTGAAAAAACATCGTTTCCGCAGTAAGTATCAATGCAGAGTTGGCCCACTTTTTAGGAAAACAATATGCTGAGATATCAAAATGATTGAACACCTTTGAATCTACTTTAGTTACAAATTCATCTTCAGGAAAAATGTGTTGTAAATTTTTATATACACGTTGAAAAATAGATTTGTCAATGCCATATGCGGCATACATGTATTTGCTGAAGTTATCAAAATTCGTACTAGCAAAGTAATCATTGATACTATTAAATCTGTCAATATAATTATAATTTAAAGAATAATCTAATAATTTTAAATTATCGTTTTTATAAAATTCATACAGCAACGGAAATCTATTGATACGTAACCCATCACCAATTAAGAATAAAGCCTTTTTAGGTTTAGGTGACCATGGCTTTATTTCAAAATTAGATCCTTTAGATTTAGTTAATGTACTTCTCAGTAGGTAATATGGTATATACGTTGCAATGACTGGATATTGTGATACTATTTTAGTATGGTGAAATATGACACTATCATATAAAACGTATACATTTTTTAATTTAGGAAATATATTAGATTGACTACAATAATCTAATGTGTATTGTACCCAACTAGTCATGTCTCCTGTTGAACTAGGTTCAAAAAGATATGCTACTATAACTAAACTTTCTATATTGTTTAGAAAGTCTGAAGTTATTTTATCCTGAACACTATTGTATATTTCCCCTTTGAAGTGTGTTTTTTTAGGGTCATGTAATGCTCCGGGGTTCAGCGACAAACACCAAGTGTTCTTTGTTAATGGAAAACTACCGGGAGATTCGTCTGTGTTCTCAGGCAAATCTAATTTTAAATCTTGTTGCGTTATCCCTGTACCCATGTTAATGGCTGACTATAATCTACGTAATTCTTAAGTTCTGTAATTAAACGTTCCATATCTGCTTTAGATTCTGCTTTCATGGCAGCACCGTTAAGACTTGTGCCACCACCTGGACCTGCAATTGTTGCAAATTTTTCACGTGCTTCACCTATGATACCTTTTAACACAGCAAAAGTATAATCACCTATCCAAACACCAGCACCCGGATCTTGTAGTAACTGCTCAACAGGTCTTTGAACATCTGCCCAAATAAGAATGCGTTCACCGCTACCCTTAAAGTCACGTACTACTTTTAATACCTTAGTGACTGGGTTGAAAGTATAAATCAAATATCCACCAAACATACGTGCAGCCAATTCAACATAACCTGCATAGAAATCATATGTAGCCATGCCACCTGTATAGTTATAGTTCAACAAATATGTGTTGAGAATAGCACTACTAAATGGGTCAAATGACGTAGAACTTGGACCAGTTTCAAGACCTACGGTTCTACGGAACACGCTACGCACATTGATAAATTCACTGGGTAATGTATAGGTATCGATATTCTTTTCAACGGTCATTAATGTGTAGGACTCTACCGTAGCGTTTTGCGCACGTTGTCTATACACTTTGATTGCATAGTTAAATGCAGCCTCATAATGTTCAGGATCTAATTCAATGTCAATAATACCGTCACCTAAACGGTATTTTAAATTATCAAACAATGTTTGTTTGAGTTCGGTTAACGTTAAATTAGTAGGAGTTGATAAGATATCTGTTGGCATAATATTTCCTAATACTATGCTTATTTATCAGAGGTCTCCGTCCTTACGATTCTCACTATAAAACGCATCAAACTCTCCGCCCGGATATCGTGCTTTAAGTTTATTAACATTTTCAGCAATAACCTCGTTTGGATCCAACTGCAATGCTCGGCAAGCATTGATCCAATACCACATAATATCACCCAGTTCACGCTTCATGTGAAATACATTTTCCTCATTAAGTGGCTTACCCTGAAAGAAAATCTTTTTAATAATTTCTTGGAACTCTCCGCCCTCACTACCCAATCCTAATCCAGCAGTTAGTAACAGCGGGACATTGATATTAGGACCATGCATGTATTCGCCGTCACTTCCATATGCCTCATAATTTCCGTCTAGTCTGTCTAACCTATTCATAAAACTAGTAAGGTCATTACTTTCCTTACTAGTGACGGCTTCTACGAATTCCTGATACTTGTGTAAATCTATATGTTTCATTGTGTCTCCGTTATGTAATTGTAAAGTTCTTCTGCATATAGTCGGTGTGGTTCAGCACCGTGATGGCCATATACAGTTTTGGGGTTCCTATATGCATTGTACTTAGAGTCCTTGTACTTTGTATAAAAAGATTCTTCATTATTAAGTGCGTTATAATAATGCTTATTATCTATCATACTAAGATAGGATTTTAAATACTGCTCATTAGATTTTGAAAACATATGCATTGTGTTTACCATTAGGTATTTCACGTTTATATGCTTTAAGAAAAATTGCAGTTCTAATGCTAAATTAGCACTATATACCTCAAAAAATTCTGTTCTCTTAACTATAAAGGATTGGTAATCCTCTTGTATGTCTTTTTCTCTTTCTGTATAACCTTTAAATGTAAGATTGATATGTAAAAAATTAGACATAGAAGGTGATACCCAATCTGCAAATTTTGCTCCTGCCTTTTCATGCCATGTAGGGTATTGAAAGGGTGCATCTACCCTTGTTGATTCTGTCCAACCAATCAATACAAAAATCTCTTTATTAGTTATGTCGTGATTCTGAAACCAATCAAGGACACTCCGAACGATTGCACCATTTGTGCTTCCACCAATCGCTATGTTTATAGGAGTATATCCTAATTTTTTTGCTAGTATGTTTCCATAACTAAGACTACGATTTAACGCACTATCTAGTTCACCATCTATCTCACTGCCGGCTGTATGACTACAGCCGGCGATCAACATGATTTTCTCTGACATTAAAACGCCTTAAGAATAATCATTCCTGCATTGAAGCGACCATTAGGTGTAGTACTTACTGCCTTAATATCTTTGAAATACTTACGTGCCGCAGGCTTGCTACCCATAAGTTGTTTAATTTGTTCAGCAGGTTTACGTAGTGTTTTAACTTCACTTTGCTTTTGATCAAAGCCTAGCAATGTATTACCCTTAACGCCAAAGCACTTTGCGTACTCGTCTGCAATATAGTGATGCATCTTGCGTTTAGCAGTATCGTAAACCCATGCTTCACTAGCACCATACAACTTTGTAGGGGGTAGACCAACTAGATCCAACTTAATTGCATCATCTTTAAATGCTTTAAGATACTTAAGTTTGCTGACTTGCTTTTCAACGCTTACAGGTTTCTTAGCACGGGGTGCCTTAGCAGACTTCTTGACACTTACATAGCCGTTTAGGTCAGCAATAACCTTATCAACATATGCTAGAATATTTTTAACCTGTGCCTTACTAAGGTGTGAGTATGCCTCATTTAACTGAGCATCCTTACCTTTTTGCAATTCAAGATATTCTTCTTGGCGCTTTTTCCAAGGCTCAACTAAAAGGTTAATATGCTGTGGCAGAACACTCTTCTTACTAAGTTCTTCCATTACACGCACATTGAATTCTTTCTTTGCACCATCACGTAGGTAATCGTCATAGATGCCTTCTAATTCTCCACCTGCTTCACGTGCCCGATCTTTCATAATTTCTTGCACGTTGGGGCGATTGGCAACAACTGCCTCTTTCTTTCCACCAGTCTGACTGGTCTTAGGATACAGTTCGTTTGCTTTATCGATGAGGCGTTGCACTTCAGATAGAATCTGATTTTGCTCTTTTTCATTGAGTATAAGGCCACGCAATGCCATACGTGCTACCCAACCATATGTCATGACATATTCGCTATCAGGAATCTTACCGATCTTTTTAACCAAATCACTTTTGCCTGATCGTTCCAAATAGTTAATCATAAACTCTTTGGCTTCTTTCTTACCATAGAATCGATTGTACCAAGTCATCCCGTCCATTAATGCAATTTTATGATTTTCGGGTTGCTCGACAAATTTGGGTTCAAAGCCCATATACTTAGTATCGGGATCCCTAGGATTCAAGTCTTTGGGCATAACAAAGGTTACATCAGTAGAAGTGGGCTGGGCTTTCTTTACACGGGGCATGGAATTCTCCAATAATCAATCATATTCAGTATTATATAGTGTTTGGGTTTAAAAGTCAATAGATATGGGTAAGAATTTTAGAGTACCAAATTTGGTGTAATCTTTCCCCGATATCGGGTATTTCAATATTGTACTCATCGTAGAAAAATCTCTGAGTATAGTTAAACCCTGCTTTATTCATAAATTTGTCGGTGTCAAACATTACCGCTTTTTGCACGTTCAGTTGTAGGGTGTTAAATCGTTTGACCGTTAACCCGGTCTTAACAGTGTTTGTATCATAGAATGTTTTATACGTTTCTATAGGTATATCAGCAGAGTTGTCATTGTCAATAGATTCTCCATGTCTAATAGGGTAAAATCTTTTATATCCGATTGATTCTTCTTTAGGAAAACTAAACATTATGACATTTTGGTTATCCCAATAATTGAAAATATTATAAGGCATATTATATTGAATAAAATGATAATATTCTATAATGTGAGAACATATAATGGGTATACCTTTAGTTTCTTTTAATATATCAAATGAATTAGGATAATCAAAATTACGCAAATTTTCTAATAAACCTGCATGGTGATTGTACGAATCTGATTCATATTTTTCAAGTAAATCGTCAAACGATGCTCTAGTTTGGAACTGTTCATTAAGCGATAGCAGGTTGGCTAAATGATTTCCACCACAACCCGGGGGAAATAAAAGTATAAAGATACTGTTTAGGGACATAGATATATTTACGATAAATACAAGTATGCCAAGATTATCCCTATACCGTCCTAACAAGACCAACGACTACAACTACTTAGACAAAACGGTGTCAGAAATGCTTACGGCTGGTGGCACAGATTTGTACATACACAAGTATTTAGGACCTAATGCAAGTACTCCTAGCGTAGATTACACTCAGCCTCAATACGATAAACTTGAGCCTACAAATATACAAGATTTGCTATTTTTAGAAAATAGAGATAGGGTATATGACCCAAACATATATCGTTTGCGTGGACATTACAACGTACAGAACCTTGACTTTGATTTAAGTCAGTTTGGGCTTTTCTTACAGAATGATATTATATTCATCACCGTTCATTATAACGACATGATTGACATTGTAGGTCGCAAATTAATGGTAGGTGATGTTATAGAACTGCCGCATTTGCTGGATTATAATCCACTGAAAGAAACTATACCAGTTGCATTGAAACGTTTTATGCAGGTTACTGATGCGAACTACGCAAGTGAAGGTTTCAGTCAAACATGGTTCCCGCACTTGTGGCGTATTAAATGTGAGCCACTTGTTGACAGCCAAGAATTTAGTCAGATACTACAAGAGCCTATTAATCAGGATAATTATCTTGGACTATGGGATAAAGATAAAACATATCCTCCGGGTTATGTTATTTCGTTTGGTGACAAGAATTATGAGTCTATAAAAGAAGTTCCTGCAGGTATAAGTCCGCCAAACGAAGAGTATTGGAAACTTGATACTAATCAAGACCTTAAAGATATACTTGGAACATACAATAAGAATTTACAAATTAATGATGCTAATCTTAAGGAAGCAAAACGTATTGTTCCAAAATCAGGTTACAGCCAAAACGATTTGTATATTGTACCTACATACGGTGTATACGAATCAGACGGTGTACTGTCTAGAAAAGATGGTCAACCCGCACCACCATACAATATTGTAACTAGTTCTAAAGGAGCACCTAGCACTACAACTGGCGCAGTTGTAATGATGCGTAATCCTAAATACAAGAATCCTAGTACAGGTATAAGAATTAGTAAAGAGGCACTTAAAAGTATTTGGGACTTGACTGCTGATGCAGACTTATCTGAAAAAATTGATAAGTTTGTACAAGCACAACTAGAAACAGTAGAGTTGCCACCAGAAAGAACAGATACTGGATCAGGACCTGTTAGTGGAACTAAAGCACTTATGGTTCAGTCATTGGGTGTAATTACAGGTCCATATGGTACTGCTGACAACACATATGCTACCGCAGACCAAGATCCAACTCAGCCTGGATTCACTGGTACAATTAGTACACAAATGGATTATCGTGCTGACTGTGATCCTAGATTCCAATACATAACAAGATATACACCTCAGACATTTGGCTACATTGCTGGATACTTAACAGGTGATGGTCAAGCACCTAATGGATTACCAACTGGTGCTGGTATTAGTTTCCCACTGAATCCTCAAGTAGGAGATTACTTCTTACGTATTGATTATTTCCCACAGATATTATTCCGTTGGGATGGACAAATTTGGGTCAGAATCAGTGAGAATGTTAGAACAGACACTGGCTTTACAGCAGCCGATAGATCATTGGTATCAGGATTTGTTAATAATGAGAATCAAATCTATCTAAATAACACTGGTGAGTTTGTTCCTGAAGCACAACCATTATCTAGTGTCTTACAACGATCACCTGATATTATACCACCCGAAATTTAAATATGGCACAATTTTTTTACGACAATCAGATACGCAGATTCTTAATTCAATTTGCAAAAATATTCAGCAATTGGTATGTTACTAAGGGCAAAGACCCTAACGGCAACGACATACTAATTCGTGTGCCAGTAATGTACGGTGATAGTAGTAGACAAGCAAGTACAATTATTGCTAACAATAGTGCTAGTAATTTGCCTAGCGCACCTTTGATAACATATTATATAACAGCATTAGAATACGACCAAAGACGTTTGCAAGACCCTACGTTCGTAGAAAAGTTACAAGTACGTCAACGTCAATATGATCCTGATACAGGAACATATGATACCACACAAAGTCAAGCATTTACAATTGAACGATTGATGCCTGCACCATATACATTAAGAGTTACTGTAGATTTTTGGACTACAAACTATAATCAAAAGTTAGAAATTATTGAACAGTTAGGTGCTATATTCAATCCAGCACTTGAAATACAAAGCACAGATAACTTTATAGATTGGACTTCATTGAGCGTAGTATTCCAAGATGGATTAACATTCACTAGTAGAACTATTCCGCAAGGTACAGGTAATCCAATTGATGTTATGACATGGAAGTTTTATATGCCTATATGGATTAGCACTTCAGTCAAACTTAAAAAGATGGGTGTTATTCATAAAGTTATCGCTAGTATTTTTAAAGGTAAAGCATACCAAGACATACAAGATGACGATTTGCTATTAGGAACACGACAAAAGATTACCCCGTTTGGATATAAAGTACTATTGATAGGTAACACGTTACAATTGCTACCACAGAATGAAGCATTCTATCCACCTAATACTAATTTAGATAATCCTCCTCCACCTAACACAGATTTGTATTGGAGTAGTTTATTAAACACATATGGTAAGGTAAAGCCGGGAGTAAGTCAAATATGGTTGCAAAATCCATATATGGAAGATGACATTGTTGGTACAATTGTTCCTGACCCGCTTGATGATAGATTATTAATATATAACATTGACCCCGACACACTTCCACAAAATACCCTTGCACCTGTCAACAGCGTCATAAATCCATTGCTCACTGGACCAAACGCGGGTTTGCCAGGTCCCGTTGGTGGAGTAAGATATCTTCTCGTTGACAGAATAGGAACCGACGGTACTAGCACAATTGCATGGGGTAACTTAGTTGCTAATGCAAATGACATTGTAGAATACAACGGCAGCACTGGTCAGTGGGAAGTTTCATTTGATAGTCAAGCAGCCACAACTGTAGAATACGTCACTAATTTAACTACTGGTATTCAATACCGCTACGTTAATATAGAAGGACAATGGATGAAATCATACGAAGGCTGGTATGATCAGGGAGATTATTCTATAGTGATTTAATTTAAGATAAATCATTATATGAATGTCGCCGCTGGAATCTTCTTTTATTGTAATACAACATGTAGATATTTGTATCTGTTACGTTCAGATAAAAATCCTACTTGGAGTATTCCTGGTGGTAAACTTGAAAAGAATGAAACATTGTTAGAAGGTCTAGAACGTGAGTGCCTGGAAGAAATAGATTTTTGGAATAAAGATTGGAAATTAATACCTATTCAAAAGTTTGTGAATAATAATTTCACGTATCATACATTCTTTTGCACAGTAGAAAGTGAATTTATTCCTACATTAAACGAAGAACATTGTGGATATGCGTGGGTGGTAGATGAACACTATCCTAAACCATTACATCCAGGATTGTTTAGTACCATTAATTTTGATGTAGTTAGAGAAAAGATGAAGTCATTAGTAGAAAAGCGATCCTAAGATCGCTTTTCTGTTTTAATGCATACCTAACATTTTGCCTATAGTTGGATAACCTA